AATACCCAATGGACCCTCGGTAGCAATATGAACATGCGTAGGATCAACACGATGAAATAGTTCCGGAAATTTCCACAAGTTTAACGATATGGAAATTTCTTTGTAAAATGGCAACCGAATGCAACGAAAGTTCTGAGGAGAAATGACGTGAACTTCCCATTTCATGTGTTCCATTTCGCGGATAGTGTTCTGAAATGTAGTAACCACGCCATTTACTTGGGGTTCCCACGCATCAGTAACCAGTAATAATCTGTTCATAATTTTGTCCAATGGATATTCTCATACGACATCGGTTGTGGAGTTCAAAATTCTTACTTAGTCCAAACAGACGCGAAATTGTAATTACCATATAAACAAGTCAATCCCGATTGCCGTAAGTTGTTATGAACTGCTTGTATATCACAGTTGTAATGCATCGGCATATCATCGGTGTGTCCCGATAAATCAACGATCATATACAGCAATCCACCCACATTCAACGCATTTGCTAATTTCGTTCCATAAGAAATTTGCTTATCGGGAGGCAAGTGCTCCCATACAGCATCAGTAAATAGCATATCATATGTTTGTTTGAATTCGAAATTCTCTTGAGGAATTATATGCATCGTAATGGGTAATTCGTATTTTTTGATACGCCACCGAGCAAACTCGGTAATGTAACTTTCAATATCAATATAATGCACTTCCACATCAGGACGAAGTTTTGTAATGATATCGCAAAACACGCCCGTTCCGGCGCCAAAATCAGCAAAGGTTTTACCTGGATGTTGGTGTATATTCTTTAGTCCATTGGGTATAAACTTATTAATTTTATTGGCCAGTCCTTGTAAATTCGAATTGGCTGTCAAGATATCATAAATATATGTTTTCGAATCGCTATAAAACCGTTCCAATGATTCATGTGATTTTACATCCACGGCATTAAGAGATCTATGCATTCGCATTTTATCAGAGATTTCCCACAACTCTTCGCCGCTGAATTCAGCAAAATCTTTTACAACACTACAATTAATTGTTAGCATCGGTTCTGGTTTAAAATTGAAAAAATCATATTCCATTATAACGCCTCGATTCTGTCGATAATTTGTTGACATAATTCTTCATCGTTTAAATAGGGGTTGAGATCTACGTGATTCACACCGGTATACTCATAGAATCGTGGCCCCAGTTGCGGTTCAGGTAAAACTTTACGAATTACTCCGTTTGGTCCATAGAGTTGCCATACAAATGCACTGTCTAATATTGTGGGACATCTCACACCATAAGCAATATTAGCCAATCCACCTTCGGCCCCTACAAATGCGTTGGAATTTTTTATAATTGCAGCATCAATTTCCAGAGAATTAATATTTTGGATGCTTAGGCTATCATATTGATTTACTCCGTCTGGTAATCCTACGGGAATAACACAGAATTGTTCCGATAAAGTATCTATAATCTTTGGTATATTTCTGAGTCGTCCGCCATAACCTTTATAGGGTACATCTATCCCTCTCCAATATTCCTCTTCGGTAAAACTGAACGCTTTGGACTGCCAATTAGACATCACGGTAATAATAGGCGTTGTAGGTGAATACGACTCATTTCGTAAATTTATCATTTGTTCCAATACCATATCGTTAATTTCTGGTCTTATATAGGTTGTAAAACCGGCATCTAATGTTTTACAGCCCGCCATACGTTTTACTTGTAATGGCGGTGGTTCAGTTAAATCAAATGTTCCCAATCTAATAATAGCGTCGTATCTATCATTAATATTTTTTATGTTATAAATCGGAGTGGGACCGGGCGTATTTGACACATACACGTTTCTTATGAATGGATTATTATTCATCAATTGTTGCATTTGGGGAAATCCTATGACAAAATCCACACATTCATATTGCCCGTCAAGCACGAATCGTTCGGCTATACTAGAAGCAAATAGTATATCCCCGAAAAATCCATGAGTAACTACTAGAACCGATTTAGTATTAACCATTTTTTCTACTAACCTATGATTGTCGAATAATTTGATATGGAATATGAATGAGATTCATTGGTATATTTCTTTCCATCATATGATGATAAAGTAAAATCTCATCACAGAACGGTATATTTCTATTATACAAATTATCCATATTGTTGTATAAATCACCATAGTGCGACATTACTTTGGAATTTCCAAATCCAAATTGATCATTGATGCTATTGTCGTGGGGAGAATCATCGGGACAATTAAGCGCAGAGAGTTCAAAATCTACAACTTCAACAGGTATTTGTATGCCCCAATCAAAACGAATACGAATAATACAGTCATATTGATACGGCAAAGCTAAATTTATAGATTCGAAAACCGAATATCGTTGACTAATACTATTTTCAGGTTTTATACCTGGATATTTTCTCTCTTCATACCGAGAGCCATCAAAATATTTTTGTGGCTCAAAAATATATTTTTTAGGATTATATAAATCCAATATGATTTGATCAATATTTTGTGGAATTATGTTGCTGGCAATGAAATTACCCGAGTTAATGAACGGTTTTCCCACAATATCTTCACTGATCCACGAATGAATGAAAACATCTGCATTATTTGGTTCAATTAGATTTTCGTAAATATATGGGTATGTGTATTGGACATTACGCGGTTGTCCACTAATACATAAAGCTACTTTCATGGTCTGATAATCTCATATGGAATGCTATCTGGCTTATATCGTTTATGGGGTCTGCGTCTGCCTATCAGCAACGCTACTAGTATCCAATCCAACCTTACTCCTGAATTCTGTATACAACTTTTCCCCCAATCCGTCCATCTGTTCAAAAAATGAAATGGTAAGATTATGATTCTTCGTATCTACAGTTACGAGGTCATTTGCGTAATCACCTTCAATGACCATCGGTTTCCAAAGTGCATTGAATTCAACATATTCTTGCTCTGTCATACTGTCAAATACCCAAGCGCCGATGGTCGGAACTGTACCCGCCTCCACCGAACGACGTAGGCCGTCAAAAGTACGCATACTACCGGCAATAATAAACTGATTTCTATCAAACGCACCGTAACGTTGATTCACAAGTCGAAGGTGCTGGTCGGCATTGATTCCTACCTCCTCCATTCGACCCGGAATAATACTGACATAAGTTACACTTGGATACGAGAAGCACCGAAGTGCTGTTGCTGCATCACTTACACCTGTAACATTAATCTGTGTCGTTTCATTGAGTCGGAGTTGTGTAACTTGATCGAGGATGTGCTTGTATGGCGGTATCTTCATACCAATATGAGTACGACCATCCCCAAGACGCTTGAGTAGATGTACCCATGTGAAGAGTTCCGTACCAGTCGCTTTGCTATTGGGAAGTTGAAAATATACTACACCACTTCTATCTCCACGAATATCAGTCGTGAGTTTTGTGAGCTTATAAGCCAACAACTCTAGCTTTTCTAAATTATCACATTCAACCTTAGCTAGTGCATTGGGATTGGTCGTAACACCCAAGAATGATGATGGCTGCACACCGTTCTTGAGCAACTTGTCCCAAGTACGCTTGATGTAGTCAACATCGGCGGTATCAATAAAAAACTTTGGCATTTTTTGAATTGTTTGTAACATAATCATATATTAATTGTCCTCGGAACTTTTATTGTGTGTCAGATCTTTCTGCATACTGAACAATTTCTTTCGAGATTCAGAGCTTCTGATTCCGCCACTTTGAATTATGGAGTCAACCAACTGTGTCGTATGTTCCCAGTTACCCGGAACATGATTAATTGCAGCATCATTAATGAATACGTCAGCATGTGGAGCGGACCACCATATTTCATCATATGGAATTTCAAATTTGTCCAACCAAGAAAATAAATTCTTTGCTTGTTTAGCTAAAACTTTTCCCTGGTTACCGTCACAAGTTTTCATATGACGAGCAGTATATAAAATGATATAATGTCCTTCCGCCTTCCAGCGTTTTATCGTTTCAACTGCTCCTGGTTGGGGCCGTTCATTACCATATTCTTCGTCGGATGATTTACAGAAATTTATTGTATCATCAATATCTAAACATATTCTCATACTTGAAACCTCTGAACATCTTCAGGAGTACCTAATGGAACCACATCGGTAATCGTATGAACAAATACAGGTCGGCCCTGTTTTATATGTGATCTTGGCACTTGACTTATGAAAAACTCTTCTCTTCCAGGCCAACCAGTACGTTCACCGCTTCTGAGAATTTTATCTGCATGATCCATAAACTGATTTGTATTATGAAACCAAAATGTTCCAACCAACGGCTTGCCACCTCTATCCAGTGCCGAGACATCTTTTTCGCAAATCTCGGTTGCGAGATTACCTTCGGCGATCACAAATGACCATTTATCGCTGCGGTCTTGTGGTTCAAAACAAGTTACAACCATGCTATCATCAAAGTCATAAGCTTCAGATATCGTACTGAGAAAACCTGTTCCATCATACTTGTTGTCGCTATCCAGCACTAATAGCGGATCGTCTTCGTTGTCTATCAAGGCAGCCACAAAGTAGGCGGTTTCCAAATTACCACGAGTACTTTTCTTGAAACTGACGATATTGATGTCACTACCATATACACTCTTGAGATAGTCTGACATTCCATATTGTTCATGTTCTTCTCTGATTGCAAAATAAAGTTGCTCGGAGTAGATGGGAACATTTATGGTCTGATCCTTATGTTGAATAAACGGCAGTGAACGAGTCGTCCATTCTAAAATGGTTTTGTTGTTGACTTCTACCAACGGCTTCGGCGTGGTGATTCCAGCTTCGGTAAACCTCCGCCCTTCACCGGCCATCAATACAATAATGTTCATAGTTCCAGTGCTTCGTTGAGTAATCGAACGCCCGTAGCATACATCACAGTTTGTCGAGCCAAACTATCATAATGACGAGCACACATACCGATGTAAATACAGCCTTGAAGAATCTTGATTTCTTTCTGATTATATTTTGGAAAGAAATGTTTCTCGAATTCTCCTAAGGCCCGTTCTGCTTCTTGCCACCGATGGAATTTTAGTTCTAGATCGGCACCGTGAGTTGTAACAGTAAACCTATCATTGATGATGAAGTCATACATTCCATCTACAGAATGATACAGCTTTGCAATATCGTACCGACGGTCGCCATATATGCCGAGTTTTCCAAAACTACCGCGAGGATCAATGAAACGTATCATCCCGTCCGAATAAAAAATATTACTAAAACAACAATCGCCGTGAATGAGTACAGAATCATAGTCCAACATATGTTGTTCTATATAATCACGTATCTCAGGCCAAATAATATGAAAATTTGAGTATGGACGATTATTAATACCAATGACGGTTTCATCGAATAAATTACCAATCTGATCCGACCAACCATACTTGAATTTATTATACTCGCTTTGTGTTTTTGTGATGTACATTTCACGAGTATAATCGTTCTTACCTGGATGTGGATCCTTCACGGTGTCCCATTCATCCATCACCCTAGACAAATCGCGAAACACATTATCCCACCAAATCAGATGTTCAATCTTACCTAGAACGAGATCCGACAGGGTGGGATAACGAAGATATTCGAGCGAAAACCAATATTCATCACCGGCATCCGATGAACGAGTGCCGAAATCAACAAATCGCGGAAAATACACGGCCTGATCAGGACAATCCCGATTGATAGCAATATAGTAACCACGTTCATCACGAAGGCGCGGTTCCTTGCTTATCTTCGTGATGATTCCTTTAGGAAAACTCGTTTCAAATCGGTTGTAAGCGCGAGTAACCAATTGCGTCATAATTCAGATAGCCAGTGAAGTTTCGATACCATATTTATCAAGATATTCAATAATCTCGTCAATAGAAATCATAGATAGTTGCCATCTCTCCGCATATGGCACTAGATCAGGCACCCGAGCCATACTACCATCGTCGTTCATAATCTCACAGATAATAGCAACAGGCTTGAGACCAGCTAAAATACAAAGCTGAACTGAAGCTTCGGTATGTCCTTGTCGTTCACGTAGTAGGCCGGGCCGTGGACGAAGTGGAAATAAATGACCGGGATATGCAAGTTGATCAGGCTGTGTTGTTGGATCAAGAACTAATCCTATTGTAACCATACGATCATCCACGGAAACGCCAGTTGTCACACCGTCTTTGGCATCAATACTCACCGTAAATGGTGTACTAAACTTATCATTGTTATTACTGGGACTCATTGGAATTTGTAGTCGGTCGAGAATTTCACCGGCTGTTGGGATACACATGATTCCACGAGCTTCCTTTGCAATAAATGCCAGCGTTTCTGGTGAGGCTTTTTCCGCCGCAATCATTAGGTCGCCTTCATTTTCCCGATCATAACTATCTACGATAATAAGCGGTTGGCCGAGGTGAATGGCGTGCAACGCTTCTGATATTTTATTGTCAAGTTCCGAACCATCCGAAAAAAACATTATAAAATCCTCTTAAAAATTCTATTATGACCGACCGCAAAAACTTCAACAAATCGAGAATCTTTTTCCAACACATCTCGGGTGGCTCGAGATACATCTTCTAAGCCTTTCCAATTGGCTCGAATTAAGTTATCTGGAATGTTCAGATAGTTACTGGAGTCGTCAACAACAATATGTCCATTAATAGTAACCATCTCTCTATAATTAGTCAAGTCTGACACCACTACATCGTAATCATGACATCCATCTACAAAGACTAAATCATATGGTGCTGAATTGCGAACCGAGCCGATGATGTCCGAATCATTACTATATCCTTCTATTAAAACCAAATCACTGGCATCCAGTCCAAATTGAGCATAAATGGTAGCAATGGCTTCTTCATAGTCAATATCGGGGTGTGTTGCATATTTGTCACCTGACTTATTCAGTGGTGTGACGGCATACACGGATCCGTTTTTTCCGAGTATTTTGTTTAAAAGTGATATCAGACTAATTATCTGACCCTTGAATACGCCAATCTCAAGAAACTTAAAATTTTCAGGCGCTTGTCGTACTAGTATATACCACATCCAGTGAAATGCTCGATTGCCATATCCCCAGTTGTTATTGATTACAAAATCTCTATGATCTTTTAAAAATGTGGTATTGTTTACTAAATTCTTCATATTTCGCCAGATATATTCGTGTTTCTCAGGCGAATCTTGATAAAACTTAGAAAGTTCTTCGACACTACATAGCGGACGCATTTCTTCTGTAAACACCAGCAAATTACGAACTTTAATATGCCGTAATGAATCCAGAGATGTCCGAACGGAAACCGATGTAAGATTTTGTGTATTTACACCAGAGAACAAATAATTTCTCCAGTTGGAGAATATCATTTGATTTCTTTGAAAATTTTCGTCTTGTAGACCTGGATTGGAATCGGGATGTGGTAGTGCTTGAAATGTTCCGTCATTACGACTCACTGATAATCCATAATGTTTGATGCGCTCTCTTAGGTCGGCATCTTCAAGTCCCCACCCGTTATATAACGAGTTGAAACCATTAATTTTGAAAAATGCCTCCTTGCGAAATACTGTCACCGCACCATAAAAATCATCGTCTACACTGTTTTTGAAATGTCTGTATCCGGTTGGAATATCTGACTCGGCGCGCGGTGTTCCATCCATATTGATGAAATTGACCCGTTTAACCGGTTGAACCACATCGGTATCACCGTAATAACAATCCACCGATTCCGGTAGATAATCTACATCATGTAATGCAACGAGATCATATTTCGCAAGTTTTACACCTTCATTCAATAATACGCCTCTCTTAAATCGTTCTTCATCGTCCTGTTCCACGATAATAATTTCATGTTTAATATCACTAAATAATGATGTAATATGTGGAACGAACCGTCGAAGATGATCTTCGCGATTTCTATAACATACAATTATACTAATTGGTTGCTTCATAAAAACTTTGACTCTACAATTTGTTTGATCTCAGGCACCCGATCCCACTGATGAACGATGTGAAATGGTTTTTCATACGGCATACTCAATACTACACCGTTCACAACCCTAGGTTGTGTATCTACAAGATAAGGAACATAATGTGCCTTTTCCGGGTCTAGTACTGTACCACACTGGCATGCCCACCCGTCAGAATGTTGCGTCTTTAGAAAATTCCTCGGCATTGTTTCATTGACAAGAATGTTGTAAGCTGACTGATCACTGGGAATATAGCGCCCGACGGTCATGTTGTAAAGAGTCAGGAATAACCCCATCATATCCCGTGACTTACCCACCACTACACCAACATTATAAATTGTCCAATCTTTTGCGGTTTCTAATACAATGGGACCAAATCCGTTTAACATATTATCGGCTCCCCACGGTTCATCACCATATTTGATGCCTTCACTTGATGCAATGAACGACTGTGCTGTAAATGAATGATCGAGACGACTCACGCCATATTTGGGGGTAAGCCATTCTTGTGGATTTTTTTGAAACCAGACATCTCGAACATCGGTGATCATTACATGTGTATAATTTTCCCAGTTGTTACCTTCATTGAGAAATTGCCATGCATGAAAGAATCGCATCTGATGGGCCTGCGTGTCTCGGCCACGACTATTGTGCAAAATTGCTTGACCGAACGAATCGTGGCCGATTTGATATACTTCAATTCCCAACTTTTCACAGTTTTCTATAACATCGGGCTGGATGCGATATGCCAGCAATATCACATCACCGGTAAATCCACTTTCCTTGATAGAACGTGCCCACACTTTAATTTGATCCCAACCATACAAATCGGCGGCACCAATGAGTAGGTCTTTCTTCTGTTTTGGGACATATAATGTTGGGGCGGTCATACGCGACTCCAATCAATACCGGGTGAGGCCCACTGCGGTTCGCAATGTGTAGAAAGGCCAGGAATTGGGGTAATCAAACTGCGGCCTCGTTCACGAAGCGTCAAGAAACACTGGAAGTCATTAGGGTGACTGCCCTGCGTAAAGTCTCTCCATGTTTGTTCATCTTTCTTGAGTTGCCGAATTGTGGTCGCAAACGTCATGGTGGTACTGTTTGTCAATTTCCAGTGGTGGCTCTTAGTACGAAATACCTTGGTAATTTCACCACCATCGGTATCAACAAACGGATTGCCGCCGTTTTGTCCTGGGATATACTTGTCATTATGGTCGTAGAGACTCACATAATCAGCAATCTGGATCCCTTCTAAAATTGCATTTTCGGAACCTGACAAGTGAAGATAGTCGTCTTCAAGGAAATATACAATATCGTCATCGTTAAAGTTTTGAAGCGCGTAGTCAAATACGTGACGCCAACTACCCGCCGAACTACCACCTACATAATAGTTTAAATCGCCGAAGAATCGCGATAGATCAATTTCTTCTATAGCCGTTCGGGTGGTATCTAGAAGATTGGTCTCGTCTACAAACAAATGTACATTGTTAACGTCGAAATGTTCTAGACAATTTTCCAAACAATGAATCTTAGTTGCATTAGGAAATTTGACCTTGGCGTATCCATTATCACTGAGTCTATATACGACATTTACACTCATAGTTCTCCACGTCCTCGTTGATCAATTTGGTAGTCAAGTCGGCGAAGCCTTTGTATCTTTTCTAACTTATATGTTCTGTAGCAGTCAATTTTTTTGATGGCGTTGGTATCCAAGACCAGTTTGTAAAAATCTTGCGCGTTGTCTCCAACTTTTCGCTTTGATACAACTTCTACCATCAAGTCTCTTCTATTGATGACATTCATAGCCAATCCGTGCAGCAACTTATTCCAGGCAGGATTGACCACAAACACAGTGCGCTCTTCTCCATCGTATAAAAATCGAATAACATCGCCCGGAAGTACCATACTTATATCTATTTTTCGTTCATTCGATAGATACGAGCGATGACTTGGTAGTTCGTCGCGAGTTTTAGACAGTTGGTTGGATAGATTCTTCATTTACAACTTTCTTCGTAATTTTGTTTAGTTTAGGCAATACTACCGGAGCCGGAACGGCCATCTTCGGTACATACTTTTCAAGTAAGTCTTTAGTACGATCCTTGATCACTGCATAATTGAACTTGTCACGAACGGATTTCGCCAACTGCTTAGCTGGCAAAACGAGATTATCATACTTCCTGAATGCAAAAAGCATTGCACTACCCGCTGCATCAGGATTGACATTAAACCATTGTGATTCTGGGATGATGACATTTTCCCAGACCGCGCTGGCGTCTACATTCTTGAGTTCACCAGGTAACAAGATACACTTTTCCTTTTCTAAGAAGTCGATAGGACCTGACCAACCAGAGGCAATTATTGGTTTGCCGCTTTGTGTGGCTTCCAACAATGGGCGTCCGAATCCTTCGCCTTTCGTCAAACTGATATGTACCTTGACTTTGGGATGATTGTAAAGACTATTCATTTCTGCTTCGGTCAATTCACCGTGAATCAAGTATACATTTGGACAGTTTGGACCAATGCTAGATCGAATATCTTTGATTTTTCTGAGAATATCTTCTCGGTCTAACAAACTAAATCCAGCACCAGAAGTCTTGAGAATTAGTGCTGGTTTGTTTGTTGATACTGTATCCTTGAACGCTTGACAAAAAATGCTAACTAACAAACCCACATTTTTTCGGTCTTCACCAATATTACCCTGCAACCAGTGTCCAACAAACAAGAATGCAAATTTCTCCTTCACCTTAGTAAACATCTCACGAACTTTTGGTTCAATAAGTTCCGGTGGTATCTTCTTGAAAATTTCCGTATTGATACAATTATGCAACACCTCAACCGGTACAGTAACCTTATGATTGGCTATGGTCCGCCCATCGGGGGTACGTTCTTCTATGCTCGTGGATTCAATGACCAATTTTGAATGTTGTGAAATAGTCCAGACCGTATTCATGCGGTTACATCCTTGTACCCACGGTAGGCTAATTGCCGTAGTTTCAATGCCGGCGGTGATACCAATATTGTATTTACCGACCGGTTGGAATTCATTAGGTACACTAATTTGGATAAACAACTCGGGTTGACGTGGAAGTTGAACCGGATGCGGCACTATACGCTTAATCAACTCCGTGTCTTTTTCTGGGTCGAGTGCATTCATTGGTGTCATACCCCAACCCATACTCACTAATTTCACATCATAAAGATCAAGTTCAATGATATGACGGCAAATGTCTCGTGACATGTCTCCATATCCAGAACGAGTTTCAAGTGGGCTCTGAATAACACACATTGGCTTTATCATCTATTACCTCTTTGGTCCATATAACGGTTCAATCACAATAATGACATTAGAATTTTTTTGTAAAGAGGGATTGAATGGCAACTCAGATTTCATACGATTTAAATATTGAGTGCCGTTCTCACCGGTATGTGGATGTCTGAAGTCTTCCCACTTCAATCGCCACAATTGTTCGTCAAACTCTTCCTTTTTATACTCTCGCAATACAAGGTCCGCAACAGAGGTATTCGAGATGATTTTTCTGACTTTCGGATCTTCACCCGGCGGAATTACTCCGCTTTGAAGATGCCTACTCGATCTCTTGGTTCCCAATTTTCGAAACACTCGTCAAATGCCTCCATAAATCTACGACTCATTTCATCTGTGGTCATGCCTGCTGGACCCATTGCAAACTCTCGGCCCAACTTTCCACGCCGAGCACGTTCTTCCGGTCCCATATCATACACTTGCCGCAATGCCTTTGCGGCATCACGATAGTCACAGCGGTCATCAAATATGTATGGCGTTGGTGGAGAACCAATGAGAGAACGATTATTCGGGAATACGGGTACAACCCATTCCCCGTGATTCTTGTAACGACCATCAGCATTTGTGCCCCACTCGGCATTAAAATGCTTGTCTTCCCTAAGTAATTCACCATTCTCGTCACGAAAGCCCATCTGGTCTTGTAGTCCGCCTGTAACATTGGCAATGATCATTCGTTCTGACATCATTGCTTCCAGTGTACCAATACCAAATCCTTCATTTGATGCAATATTGATGACAACATCAACATTGTTATAGATATCCACCATCGAACGGGGATCGAGTCGTGCCGTTGAAAACACAGCATTAACTTCCGGGGCCACGTCACGAAGCACGGCATACAAATCGGTACCATTATCGTCTACAGGTGCGGTATGTAATAGCAGTCGGCACTCGGCCCGCATCTTTTCGGGTAGTCCCAATAAAAAGTCACGATAGGCGAGAATAACATCACTAGTCATCTTACGACGAATATTTCTGTTATTATAAAACACTACAAACTGAACCGTGTCAGCCTCTTCGCCAAACATGTTCTTTCTGATTTGTGCAACGCGGTCAAGGTCTTCTTTTTCGGTATATCGCTTCCAAAGATTTGGGTTTACACCGTGTGGAATATATTTGACTTGCCACGGCTTTGGGGGGTCTTTCTTCCACACTTGTTGTACTATGTTATATGTCTGTTTGGAAATTGCATAAATGGCATCACAACTACGATAGAAATTTTCGTTATACTTTGGATATGGGGTATCATCCCACACATGATAAAATAATAACGGTATGGTATCACGGAACTCATGCTCCATTTGATACAACCAAACCCAAAATCGCGGGTCGGTAAAATGCATGATGGCATCGGGCCGTTCATTATTAATCAACCAACGTAGAATAGGTGGATCGCCATATCCATTATATGGGAAAATACGAACATAAGGATCTTTGATACCATATTCCGTTTCTATGGAAGCACTGATATCAATTCCTCGGCCGGCCTCTGGATGATTGATAGCGGCTCCCAACTGGACCCAATTGATTCGATGCGCCGTTCCTAACACAATTTCACGAGACATAACACCGACACCAGACGGCATTCGAAGATCATCAGATAGTAGTAAGATTTTTTTACGTTGATCTTTTGGAATCCAACCATCGCGTTGTTCATGACTACCAACAACTTGATTTTTGATGTCTTCCATTGCACCTGATTGTAGTGTTGTTATTCCGTTCGAATCAAACCGACCGGTTCCTGCTACTTCTGATTCTTGTAGTAACGTGTCCGTCATCACAACCTCTTATTTTGAACTAAGCGAAATTTCATTGGTTACTTCTTCTAACTTGAGTACACTGAGTCATATATTACCTCGGTACAGCGCTACCCGATGTACTACCTGATACAGCTTGGAGAAACAAATTTTCGATGAATCGACCGATCTTATAACCTTTACGATTACAAAAATCAGTTACTTGTTCTTTGATATCATTTCTAATTTGAATTGTGGCATATTCAGACCTTATAATTTTTGACTTTGGCTTATCTTTTGCTAAAACATTGGTCAATATGCCGCCGACATCTTTTGTTGATCGACCATACTTTTTGATAAGATCGGCTTCAAAATTAATAGCTTCTTCCTCGGAAAGATTCTTTGCCACTATCTTTACTTCTACTGATTGTCCAGAAAGCTTTATATCTTCCAGTATTACTCGAGTATGTGACGTTATTCTTGAATCTTGTTTGTAATATTCTTTAAAACGATCACCTGTACCCTTACCAACATAAAATGGCTTGGATGTTCTTGGATCTATTAACTCGTAAACATAAAAATCCGATCTAGCCATGCGACTCTCCTAAAATCTACTATCAGAAAAACGACTCTACTATAAGTAGTAGATGTTTGGTAGAAAAACGAAAATCCCTCAAGATTTCTGCTAATCTACTTGTTTCATCAGTTCTCGGTATCGTGCTTGAAGAAGAATCTGAACATGTTGTTCTTTTTGACTTAGATGTTCACGTAGTTCAGATTTTTGTTCATCAGACACGGCAATAAAATTGTCTTCTCCAAACAGCGACAATTCTCCACAGTAAAAACACATACTGATGTCTCCGACTTGTGGAGTAATGTCTTCATCATTTGAGGCGGCGTCAAGAATATTTGCACAGTATGGACATTGCCGCTTGTTAAATCGAACAGTATTCATTTTACGAACTCAATGGTTAAAGTTTGGATTGTTCTTTCTGTTGAAATTCCTTAGAATAGAAATCAACATATTATCCTCTACGAATGACCTTCTTTTTATTTGAGGGTAAATACCAAGAAAATGAACACAACGATGCATCATTCCTAAAGGGACACCACTTGCAGTTCTTCTCGGAGGGAGTGGCCTTCTGTTCGGGGCGAGGATTGCCTTCTTCGTCGAACGCTTCATTAAGAAATTTTTGAAACCGCGCGGCAGCACGATTCATGCTAACCTTGCCGTGACTAGGTTCAAATCCCGCTACATGTTTTATCGGAAAATCAGAATTTTCGGGCAGTTTACGCTTAAGAATAATAAATTTAACAATGATATTGTCTACAGGCACACCGAACAAATCAGCATAGAATCGCTTGTATAGTATGAGCTGATCAGTTTTGTTAACATCCGTTTTCTCGTATGACCAACCACGGGTGCTGGTCTTAAAATCATAAATGTAATACGTCTTGGTGGCCTTGTGATACATCACCACGTCAATGTAACCACGAAATAAAATTCCTCTTTCCAATTCTTTCTCAAGAGGCACTTCTACACCAATCAATTCCCGATTGGGTGGAAACCACTCTTTGTGGTGTTGACGGATATGTTCGAGAATATTACATCCATCAGCATAAAACTCAGCCACTTCTTTCTGCGTAGTCAGTGGTTCACGACCTTCGGGCATGAGTTCATCTCTGACCAATTCTATGAGTTGCTCCTTGAGCATCGCGTTCATATCGAAAACACGAGCCTTGAGTTTATCGTCACCATACAAAAGACCAAGCCAATGTTGAATTACATTGTGCATGGCCGTACCAAAAACCAGATTGATACCGGAATCTTGTTTATGACCGTCTACATATTGCAATTTCCACTGATGCGGACAAGTCATCCACTTCGTATATTGCGAATATGACACAGAGCGCTTCTTTTCAATGACTTGTTCTTCCTTTAGATCTTCCATTATTGAGTTTCTCTAAATAACTGTGAAATTTGTTCCAGTCGAAATGTTCGCCTGGGTCATTTTTTCTACCTCTAGGCCACGCTACATCGGAATGACCTATAATGGGTCGGCCCCTACTATCAGGATAACGCTTTTGTAATTGAAACACAAGCCACGATAAACGGTCGTATTGAATTTCTGTGTAAGCTTCTGGTGGACTATTTTGCAAACAGATGCCTATACTGACTTTATTCATGCGCCAGTGACCATCATAATATGAAAGACCGGCATGGCCGGCCTCATATTTCGGGTCAACGAGCCGGTATATAGTACCGGTGCGACTAATGTAGTAGTGATACGAGTTTTGCTTGCGCCGCAACCACCGAAACGTGGTCTTTGGATCAGGACTACTATCATTGTGAATTACAATATAATTGATCGTGGTATCTCTACGATCACGGGCCGGAAATGGTCGATTGACAATACGTGGTTGTGCGACTACTGATAACCATAGTGCTGCCGTAATTGTCAACATACTATCTCCTAATCTTGATATGTTACAAGTTCCATTGTTCCATCAAAATGCTCAGCTATTGCTGTCCTGTTACCGATCCAGTCTCCGCAGTTTAAATATAATACGCCGTCAATCATTTTACAAGCCGGAGTATGAATATGACCTGTAATAACTCCATAACAGTTTCGTTCCTTGGCGCGGTCTACAATAATGTTTTCAAAGTGGGTAATAAACTTAACAGCATCTTTTACGCGGTGTTTAATGAATTCACTGAAGCTCCAATGCTTCATTCCCAGAAATGATCGTAGTCTATTAATCTGGATATTCATTATGATTAAAAGTTCATATGCAATTGTGCCCACAAGTGCGAGACGCGGATGAAGAGTAACTACACCGTCGGCTTCGTCACCATGAGTAATATAGTATCTCTTACCATCGGCAGCCACAAATATATCATCGCGCTTAATGGCGATTTCACCAAATGGAACACCAACAATTTCACGAAATTCTTCATCATGGTTTCCTGGAATAAAAATAACAGGCACCTTATTCGACCGCTTGAGAATCCAACGAATGAGATTATTGTTGTTTCGGTTCCATCTCATTCCACGCCCAAGCAATCGGAGGTCAATGATATCACCAACAAAATAGTATTGTTCAGCCGGATTGTGTTTCAGAAATTCCAGTAGATCCCCCGACCGGCAACCCGCCGACCCGATGTGAACATCGCTGATAAATAATGTTCGATACTTCGCGGTCTTCTGTTCTTTTATTAAAGATTCTTTCCCAGTTTGATTCATATGTTTCTCGATCAATTAGAATCGGTCGTGGCTTACTGCCCTTTCCATTTTGCGTCATAACTTTGCCCTCTTAATTTTTTTGGATTCTAATCCATATCCTTCAAGAATAGACCTGAGTTCTTGGCGTCCTTTATCGGACTTGTAAAATACCCGAAGATACGAAATGGCTTCATCCTTAGACACACAAAAATGTTGTGCTACTAACTCGACAAGCCACGGTTCATAGTCTTCAACTTTTTTACCCTTGATCCACTTATTGAACTGCTTACCTTTGGGAAGCAACTGACTGTAAAATAAGTATACTTCACGCGGACCCATTTGACCCCAATACTTGTTGACTTCGTTGACATATGGCAAGAAGTCAGGATTCATACTAATCCCCATATTGATGACGTATGGCGTGAACGTTTTACGGTCAGCCTCACTTAGTTCATCATAATAGCCGATTTTCTGATTAGTAAAAATTGCATTGATGTGATCAAATGGTGTCTTGGGGGGCATGGTTTAGTATTCTGCGGGGATAAATGTTTCGTGCTTTGCACCGACAGGAACGCTCTGGGTTCGATCCATAACATTAGCAGCATCGGCACAATTTTTGTACATGACAGATACCATCATATCGCCGTAATTTGGTGAACTTCCTACTTTTACAAATGGCATTAGTGCTCGTTCTAGTTCGTTGACCCGAGCAACTAATACACTAATATGCTTAACCGCAGTAGCACTGTCAAGTCCATCCGGATATCCTTTACGGATAATGTTTTTGATTTCGTCGGCGGGTTGTGAATAATTTGCCATTATGATTCTCCTCAGATTAAACCGAGTTTGGGTTTTTCTGCGTCCGCAGAAGTTGTGTTGGCACCGGTGCGCCCCAATGCTTCATCACGAATGAATGGCGGGATAACCTGGTCAGGTACGGCTCCGCAAGCGTTACACGCAAATGACATCATGGGAATGATGGCATCCTTACCGTTGGGTGATAACAATGCAGGAAGAACTCGAAGAAAACTAATCTGTGTAAAAGTATGGTTTCCACACTTACAGACTAGAGCCTTTGTTTTTCCTATATCAATAGAAACTTGTCCGGCGTCGGGACTAACAATTTTACTCATGTATACCTCGATTAGTAGGTTTCTACTATAAGTAGCTGGTTAGTTGCTTTTGGTAAGCTTTGAACCAACCCAGATACCAATTACAAAAAATAGCGCCGCTGTGATCATATTACCCTATTGTTTGTAGAATGTTGATAATCGTTGCCATCATATTAATTTCCTTGTTGACCACCTGCGCGTCGTATTTTTGACCCTCAGCAATGTGTAAAATTACTTGACTAACATTTCCTTTAGCGTAGGTATCTACATTGGAGTATAAAAGACTATAAAATTCAGTAAAGTCACGAATACCAGCATCAGCGAACAGTTGACGAATTTCCGTGAATCGCTTCTTAGCATCACCCTTCTGTCCAAGAAGTTCAATGACACGAAGTTTAATATCAGAAGCAACCACTTCCTCGGCATCAATTGACAATTTCCCGTCATTAACGGCCAACGAGGCTTCGCCGATAATCTTACGAATATCGGGATAATAAGCATCTACGAGCAACTTGATGTCATCCGGCTTATACGACACGCCTTCCTGTTTCAAGATACCAGCGAGGTGCTTGGCTACCTCAATCTTATTCGGCGGAACTACGTGGAATTGCTGAGTTCTGCTGATGATCGGATCAATAATGCGTTCTACATAATTACAAGTCAAGATGAATCGGCACGACCGACTAAACGTTTCCATAACGTTACGAAGCGCAGCTTGTGCGTTTGGTGTCATGTAATCACAATTATGAGTCAGTGTTTGTGTCCGTCCAATAAAAAAGTTATGATTTCCTTGAACGGATAAATCATATACACGTCTTTGTACGTCGAGTTTTTTTATTTTCGTAATTTTGACAGTTTTTAATTCCACTTCTGGGGACAGTATGTGAGAATAAGTGTCCAATTCTGATGTTTTAACCACTAGTATCTCGCCTGTGTCTGATCGAACGTACCATTTGTGATCCGCCGTACAGATTACGACCTCACCGTTCTCTAACTCAAGTTCATATACATCTTGTAAACCTTTATCAAATTTATCAAATTGTCTCCACTCGATTCGATTGTGGGTTGTATTCCACGATTTCACTAAATCCGTCAACGGATTTACATCTTTTATAGCCACTGCGGTTTCTGACCCCTCACGAAGCACCCACACCAATGTATTTTCGTCCAAACACTCATCCAAAATGATGACTTTGAGATCTGTAAACCCCACGGTCGAGGCAAATCCCCTTATTTTGTTTCGGACTGTATCTACGTTGTTCTCGTCAGATGCATTGATATACAAGCTTTCACACTCAATGTTCTTGACAATAATCTTGGCCACTGTGGTCTTGCCTGTTCCTGGTGGTCCACTCAACAAGATGTGTGGAACATCACCCTCGGCAATAAACTTGCCAACCTTGGCCTTCATGCTATCGTTGCCGATGTAATTATCAAGTGTGGTAGGACGATATTTTTCTACCCATATACTGTGTGTAGCGTTCATATTATTTATACCATTTTCGTTGATTTTCTAGCCACGGAATCATTAACTGTATGATTCATCTCCCTACCTGTGTGATATATTTGGTTTTGAATTCTTCCCAACCCAAAGAAATAGCGTCATTATAAAACAAGATATCTGGATTGACGCGATTTTCTTCCACCAACTTTCGATATCTATTTTCTGCTTTGTTTTGCCACCACGGTACAATATCCATGAGGTCATTACAAAGATTATCTTGTAAAACTAACGAGTCTGCTGAGATTTCTTGACGAAGAAATTCCCGTGTGTTTTTGTATACCGGTGCAAAATACACACCGCGCTTGAATCCATGCTCGTAGTGTGTCGTGGTAAGACCACACTCCTTGTAAATCATATGCATGATTTTTTGTTTTGCGCCGGTAGGAGGACCACCGTGTTCCGTAGTCATCATTTTATCGTATTCCACTGGATACTTTTTCTTTATAACATCATGCATAATATCATAGTGATCGTTGTTAGGCTTGATGCTGACTTTGCCTGTTGTCTCACCTAACGACTTCCACCACTTGATACCATTGTACATACTACCATCGCCGTACAGCGACATAGTAGTAAATCCCACCAATACATTACCATATTCGCGTTGCCATATATCACGCACGTATTTTGATATTAACAACGATGCTATCAACTTACCACCAAGAAAGTTATAACCTAATGGTTGTGTAGGAGCAATAGTAGTACCAACTGCGGTATGATTGAGCATACCCGATTCTTTTTGTGCATCTGTCCATCCAATCCAGCGGTCACGAGCACCAAGATTCATTACATCACTTGACAAACTCGCAAATCCTAAAATTCGACCGTCTTGGTCTTCTACCACGAATCGTAAAAAGCGACCGGGGTTTTGATCAAAGTCAGCGGTATGACCAAACACGCGCAGGGTTCTCCACATATCAATACCTTCTCGATCATCTTTTTCAATGAATCGAATACGTGGTTGTATGTGAAGAATTTCCTGCACAGTTTGATCTACGTTCATTATATCGGTGGGACGCCAAATTCTGGCTTTGACGCGGGACGCTCGATTGTGCCATGTCTTATAAAAACTCTGTATTTCTTGATGTTTCTTGTACAAGGTCAGTTCTCTCACATCCATAGATTTTAACATATCCATATGTGCAAGAAACGCGGAACGCTTGTCATCAAATGTTTCTTCTTCTACATCAAAGAAATCGGAAATTGGCATTAGTCTTCGAGCTGAATAACTGGGAGGTAGTAAGTGACCGAGAAATCCGCGATTTCAAATGTTACGCGAGCAATACCCTGCGATGATACTTCAATCTTACCCTTATCTGCTTCCTTGTTTGCTACAAGAATATCCTTGAGATATCGGGCGTGGAAGTTGATGGGTTCAATCTTGTCTGTCGTTGATGCCGGCAGAGGTAATGTGACACGATTGGTATTCATCTTACTATGACCAATAACAATCTGTGCCGACTTACCATCACACAACACCGTAAACGTTTCTACATCGGGCAATGCGTTCTTAGCCTTGATGAATCGTTCCACGAACACCTTATCGAGAGTGGACACGACTTCAAAATTTGGCATGGCCTTCTTGGCGACAGGCGCCCTTGGAATGTTATCTTCAGACGCCAACACAAAGTTGGTCTTTACGCCGCTGTTGTCACTAAACGACAACGATGTATTCTTACCATTCACGGTAACAACCTTGACCGTGATATCCTCGTCCAATACACCGAGCATACTACGAAGCTGTGGCGTATCATATACAGCATACGAGCCTGGGTCCATCTGTAGTTGTGTGGTGCTGACTTCGCCTACCACGCTCTTGTCGTCACTGATAAAAGTCGTGGATAGACTCTTACCATCGGACTTGAGAATGACAGCATTAGCCACGCCACCAAGATTATACTTGGAAATAAACCGTTCAAGAATACTTTTCTTCATTGTTTCCTCTGTAAAAGTGAGAACACCATATAAATGTAACATCTATATGGTGTTCTGTCAAGGGTTAGTATCGCGTTATCTTGGGATCGGTAAGCTTCGATCCCAATGACATAGATTTGATAGAATTGAACAATTGTGTCTTCAATTCTAGTGACGGATCATACCCATATCGGACGTATTTGATCATACGATTGAATACAGCATCAGCATTAAATTCTTTGTGGCTATCATATCGAAGAATTTTTTCATTAAAATCCGAAAAGAACATCGGATGATAGACCAGTCTATATTCGCCATTTTCAACTATTGCGGCGCACTTGACCACCGTAAAGTCGAAATCACTCAAAACGTGTTCAGGCGTACCATAATCTCGCATAATTAAGTCAATGTTGACCTTAGTTTCTACGTTTTGGTACGATATGGTATTTGCATTTGCATGCGAATAAACATACGGAGGATTTTCTTTTTCAGATAGCTCTGTAAATCTCGTCATCATCCGTGTATGTTCGGCGTCGTTGTAAAAGAATACGTCGATATCCTTGGGGCTAAAATCTTCGCCAAGTGCAAATACCGTCTTAAATACCCCACCTGCCACGAACGAACGATTTTCAAATACAAGCGGCTTGATTAATGACAACTTATGTCGTATATGTTTTTCCGAAATGTTCTTTACATCAAGTCTTAGATACGATGGTAGTAGTGAGCTCATAACCGTGATAGTGTTCAAACAATGAATAATCGGCTATTGAAAGCATAGGACTATTTACTTGAGTTTCACAACGCCTTTTGTGAATCCACCCTTGAGCTTACGCTTGGCCTTTCGTTTGGTGTTTAGTTCTTTCGTATCAATTTTGTATAATTCAATAATCCCATCCAATACGTCAAGCACGTCTCCGATTTCTTCCATAAGATTATTATGATCCATCGCCACCAAAACCTCCGAGGCTTCCTCAACTAATTTTGCACGGAGCAAAATCTTAAATTCTGTTTCCGATTCTGTCTTTCGACTCTTTAGTCGTTCGGGATCATAATTGTCTCTTACAAGCTTCATATATTACCTCATTGTGTTGTAATTACACCTCGACAATTTCCCATTCACTTTCAATAAATGTGTTAAGTCGTGATACCAACCACGGGTACAGTGCTGTTGACGAGGGATGTACGTCAAGATGATTCCAAAATCCCCCACTAATATATTTGAAGCTAGGCCGATTTTGATAGACCTTACCGGTCTTGCTTAGATTACTCTTGACATAATTGTTGAACTTGCGGCCGTCTGTGGGCCGCGTCCACGTTCCTTTGATTTCACGCGACGGACAAAAATACAGACCCGTGGGTTTGTGTAGTAGTTTATACATCGTCATCCTCATGAGGCAGATTTTATGTCGATCCCCGTATGTAACAATGTGTAACACTACGGAATTGTAACTATTTTTACACTGTCTTTGAAAATTCCGCTATTGGTAGTCCACGATATTGCAAACCAATTTGGATTGCTTCTAAGTGTGTCGCGAAATACGAGTTGACCCGTATTACCTTCCATGAAAACTGATTTAATTAAGGAATAGTCGGTAAATGAGTATGTGAATTGTGGCGCTGATACAATTACTCCAGAGCTAGTTCGTGCATATGCACGGAATAACACCGTATCACCGGCTCGGGCCACGGTATCCGTCACCATCAATAAGGCTTGCTGTCCAGGTCGCCACGGTAATGGTGCCGGCCGTTCAATAAATCTCACTCGTATGGAATCACGAAACAACCCACTTAGAGTTTGCCACCTAATATGAATGGTTGCTTGACGATTTGTGCTCTGACTGATCAGACCAACGCTGTTACCTGTAAATAACGCCGTTGCTGTGCTATCAAACACAATGTTCCACCGGAGAAGCGGATTTGTCACCGGAGCGCCGGCGCTGGTGCGTGCATAGCCGTTGAATATAACCGTGTCTCCGATTGCAATGGAGTCTGGTCGCGGCCAAATAAGAACTTGTTGCCCTCTCTGCCAAGTCTGTGCCTCAGAAGTTGAAAAAGCCGCGAAGAGCGCGAACAGGAGAGAGAATTTTAGTATTTTGGATAGTTGTGTCATTGTTTTATTATTTGTTAAGGGTTGTGGGTGATTGGTGCTGCTTTGTCTGTTGTAGTTGTTCATTTATTGATCGATTGACTCGTCCGAGGATGAATTTTTTTACCCTCATCTGTGATATACAAGTCGGTCCAGATATAACGGCACTAGAGGAAATTACTTGTTTGGTAGACATATCCAAGCTTCCCCAATATACCGTTTTTCCAAGTAAAGAAAACTTTACATGGGGGTGTATTGGTTTTGAGGAAAACCGACTCCCTATTTTTCGGCGTATATTCTTACATATAGGCTTTATTGTGAATTTTGTGATGTCCACTCGTCTGGCCTCCACTCACCCTTGAATTTGAAACTACCATCACCGGTACCGGTTCTATATTTCATCTTTTATTGTCCATCCTTTAAGCGTCTTTATTTTGCCCAACAGAAGTTTATTTAAGCTTTTTACATTCAAATTATGTTCTCTTGCAAATTCGCTTTGATACAGACAAGTATACTCTTTTCCGTCAGGAGACACAAGTATATAAGACCGTCCACATTTTTTCTGACTAAGCTTACGTCTACTATCAGGTGAAAGCGTTTTACCCAATCTATATTGTCTTATCTTATTTGCAATTTCTGGATTTTCTTTGTGTTTCTTGGATATAAGTTCACTTTGCTTTTTTCTCAATTCCACGGAAGACCAAGCTCTTTCTGACAGTTTTTTATGTTTATTTCTTTCCTCCATTGACTTAAATCTGTTTATATGTGCCTGACTCATTTTGGTTTTAGTAGATTCTTTTATAACTTTGTTTCTCTGTGCTACTGAAAACCTTTTTCTGAATTGTGGATCCTTAAATCGTTCTTTGTTTGCATCTGCAATTTTTTTACGAGTTTTTATTGAGGGGTTTGTTAATCCATCCCCACCATCGGTATGATTAACCAAACACCCGGTAGCATTATCTTTTCTACCATAAAATAGTATCATTTTTCTTTCTAGAAGTAAGGATTCATGTTCCGCCAAATTGACGCTTATAAAGACTACATCAAATCCGTTCTTAGCTTTTCTATTCCAAAACTTTGAACGTCCTTTTAAATCATATGCTCTATTAGCTTTACCCTTTCCTATATAAAATGGAAACGGTTCTCCAGGTATATAATGAGCGTATACATAATATTCCATACACTATTCCAAAGAAAAATCCCGCATTTTCTCTACCCAAAGCCTACCAAGCGTAAGGATGATACTCATGCGGGATTTTATATGTGTGCTTGGTAGGCGTATATAAATAGTATATTTTGTGAAAAACACTACTTTTTACGTTTCCATCCGGTGTCTTCCCCTTGCAATACCTCAATTTTTTCAACTTCACCATCTTTTACATACACCTTTCTAATAACCTGTGTCGGATGTTTGATTTCGGAATATGGTAGTATAGGCAACTTTAGCATTTTTTTGAGTCGTTTAGTTTCTCGTTTATCTGTAAGAAAATAAATATATCTATGCTTAGATGAATCTTCCTTTTGCCAGAACGTGTGACCAATTCTTTTAGCGAGACTCTTGATGTTTTTATTACCGAATTTTGACGCAACACTACGACTATGAATCCACTCGCCATCTTCGGTGAGCTTGATGCTATAGTCGGGCATGAGTTTACTGATTCCGCACCCTTGATATAGCCAGTTTGTTGCTCTATAGATGCGGCCTGTATGTCCGACTTCAGGATCGGCATAACTAATTAAGACCTTCACCTTGGGGTCGTTTGCACGTAACCATTCAAAACTCTGTCCAATTACAAAGCTTTCAATGTTTTTATCATTGGGAAGATCTTTTACATATAGTCTAACCAGTTCCAACACTTCGTCGTTTTTTAAAATTGAAGGTCCACAAATACTATCAACTGTTTTATTACTTACCGGATGTGCATATACTATAACCCCCACCAATTCTTCATCGATATCAAAGAATCCATTAGTAGAAGTTTTATAATACACACCCAACGCATATTTACATCCATTGAGATTTTTAGTATAGTGATATTTTCGTATCATATCACGAGCAACATCATTAGAAATTCGTCTAATTGATATTTTTGTTTTGTCTATGAACATTGGCGACCAGTTTGCAAAATGTTTAGTTTCTTAAAAATGAGTTGTTATTAGAACTCGAAGAACTTACTAGCAGATTGGTTGACATCGGTTGGTAATTTACCCCATTTTAATGCTGAATAGAAATCTTCTATCTTGTTTTTCAACTCATTTTCAAACAAGGCATCGTAATCTATGTACTTGTTAACAAACTCGACCAGTTCTGGTGGGTCGTCATATCCCTTCAATGCCATCGTATCAATACCGAGATCATTCTTTTTCAGATAGGTCCACTTGATTTTATCACCATCTTTGATGACTTCATAGCTCTTATCCAGATTGTGGTGACGTAACCACCGATTGTATGCAATACTAGCTTTAACGTGCGCCGGCGTACCCTTATCAAAGATTTTGAATCCCTTGACCTTCTTGTTATCGAATTCACTGATGTTCTTGACTCCGGTATTACGTGCCACCGCCTCAAACGGCATGGTATTCAATACAGAACGGAAGCTCAAAATCATATCATCGAGTGTGACCTTATCCTTCTTATTTAGAATGGCGTCCAAGCACTCTGACATGATCTTCTGAAAAGCCGGTGGAAAACTTGACCGAACCGTATCTAATCCTTTTACGACCAGTTTCGCCTTTTCTAAGTCAATACCACTTTCAAGGTCATATACTTTCTTCATTGCGTATCGCTTTTTGGTTACCCAAAACGCGGTTTCACACACAGCTTCACCCTTGATTACAAATCGGTGATTTTCATTACAGAAGAACAATTTACGCGCCATTGTATCGTAAAACTTGTTGAGTTGACGTTCCATATCACGGGCCAACTCTACAGTGAACTGTTTCATATCCGATACATTCTTTGCCACAGACATAGCCGAGAAATACACAGAATCAGTGTCAATATAGATACAGTGATCATTAGGACTCATCAACTTATCCGCTTCTTCACGGGTCAATCTACCTTTTTTGACTTCTGTATCCAAGACTTCTTTGTATTCAAACAACCACGATTCCGACTTGGGTTCTGCTCCCATCTTTACATACTGATTCGAAAGAAATCTCGCACTGGTTTTGATTACATCTTGACCTGTAGCCGTCACTGCCAACGCATTGTCCAAGTCGTAGAATCGGAAGACGGGTAGACCCAACACGCCGTAAATAGAATTCAGAAGAATCTTTTGTACGTGCTGGCGTCGATCATAATAGTCAGCCAGTTCATCATTACCTTCCTTCTTGTACTTCTTCATCAAACCCTTGTATTCGACACGTTGCTTGAACCAGACATCAAGAATTTCTGGAATTACCCCGGTCTTGTCTGCACGATATAATACACCGTTGGAACTCAACATAAAACGATTAGTTTCCATAAAATCCGCGAACTCCTCACGGTTCATGCTTACTTCCACATCATCAATTTTAAGTTGAAGATCCATCAAGGTGTTCTTCATAAACTGTTCGACGTTCCAATTTGTGACATACCCCATCTTTGTTTCTGGGCTAATGTTCAACGTCATAATGATTGACGGATATAGACTCTGCAAGTCGAGATTATATACCCAATCATACAGACCCGGCATCGGCGGCTTTACGAACGCGCCGGCGAAACCTTCATCATCATCCTCGAGCTTCTGGTCAAATTCTTCACGACCCTCGGGACGCTTGTTTGGCACTACGATATTCTTACGATGTAGGTATACCAGAATGGTCCCTTCGATATACTTGGAACTATACTTGTAGTCTTCGTATTGCGTATGACCAACGTGACTAATGTTCTTGACCAAATCAATGAGTTTCATCTTTCGGTCGAGCGCCACTACGATACGCACGTCTTGCAAGTTGTATTCAATGAATTTTTCAAGATCACTTGCGTATAGATCATCAAGTGTTCCTTCATATTCAATCTTACCCATACCAACTTCATACATACCAATAGCATCAAGTCGATAACTTGGACGACGAGCAAACGTAAACTTCTGATACATTTCCAAGTAGTCGAGACAGCTCACGCCCGCCAACTGATACTGACGACGAAGCTTGCTATACTTTATCATACCAATAGGACTCAACATATTTGCGGTGTCGTCATCAAAAATTACTGACAGACGACGATACAAATATGGAATATCGAACTGCGAAATGTTCCATCCCGTGAGAATAGTTGGCGCGTAGTCACTATAATAAGCCATAAATGCTTCGAGCAATTCCGCCTCGGAAGCAAAGGTCACAACGGTTTCGTTTTTGACTTGTCGCCGGTTATCCATACGAGAATCACGATCCAGCAAAAATACTACATATTCATCCTTGGCCTGTGCGTAGCAGCCGATAGCATTAATTACGCCATCGGCACGTTCAATATTTGCAAACTCACCGTTGACCTTTTCTACCTCAATGTCAAAAAATAATACACGATGATTTTTTGCTACCTCATCGCTGTCTTGGTATAAATCTGTCAATACGCGAGTTTCACGCGGGACATCGCTCTCAAAGATACCGGGCTGACCTTCTTTCCAACGAAATGTTTTTGATACACGATCACCAAAAATTGTTACTTTGTCACCGGCACGATCCAACTTATAAGCGTAATCGAAGTCAGACCATTTGTAAGTTCTCAATCCGAGGTCATTATGTTGTCCGTCGCCCCACACATATACAATAGCATCTTGATCTTGTGTTCTGTTAGTTACAAAAATATTCTTAAACATGTGTATTATTGTATTGTGATATAATGTTACACCAACTAATGAATTCTTCATCGGACATATCCCACTTCATCTCATTTACTTTTTTATGAAGCCATTGTAAGTTACCTTCCACATATCCACAATGTCTATCAATTCGATCTAATGAAGCAGTGCCATCTCTTGCGTTTATAGTAGAAGAAAATTTAAGATCAACGCCCGAAATCTTACATCGTCTGTTCTGTTCAACAAACAAATTCCAGATATATTCCTCTGTAACTTGCCAGGTTAAACCCCGTCGTATTGCTGAGTTTCTGATGTTGTGAATATATGACATTGGAATTTCTTCATAACCTTTCCACAACACATTTTTATTTCCAGTTGGTGTATTTCGTTTTCGTGAACAGGAAATACACCCACCAGCGTCATTCAATTTGTATTTTTTTAACTGGTGGACATTTACAAATTTATCTACTTTATAGCATTGCTTACACTGACATAAAAAATATATACTACCTTGTCGTTTATTCTTTGTGATGTATGGTCTGTTGTCAAGTATCTTCCAATATCCAAATAGATCGCCGATGGAAACAAACCCAGTATATTTGGTCTGTTTGGCAAGTTGTAACATATCAGAATTCATAAATTATACATCCGTATGTAAGTCATTATTACTAGATAAATAGTCTACAGACGGAGTTTTCGATGGATTTAGAATTTGTTTAACTTGCTTTTCCAATCTTTTGTGAGTGGTTTCACGAAAATCAACTTCTGTGTGCTATCGGTGACGACATAATGTTCTCGACCAACTGCATATTTGGCAATCGCAGCTTTTGGATCAGTTCTGGCCAATTCGCCTCTAGCGCTGGTTTCCTTTTGCCATAACAACACCGGTGCTTTTTTTACGCTGTTTCCCGAGGTTCGTCCCACAAAAGTCCAGTTATCAGCCAAATACACGGCCCCATTTCTCTTATTATCTGAACCGTCGATCTCGGGTTGAACATAAGTTTCTAGTAATACGAGTTCATCACCATACTTTTCTTGCCAACGACGAGCGCCATGTTCACGCAATAATCTTAAACTCATAGTTCCAAGATTTTTTACACCACTGTTAGGTATTAAACAAAACCGATAGTTGTTAGCAACATTGTTGCTATGAAGCAATCGCGTCGCCCTATCCCATCCTATATATCGGTCACGGCCACCAACGGCCAATACACAACTACTAAGTCCCACCGCGCCCAACAAATCACCACCATCACTTTTATAAATGAGCCAATTAATTCTGCGTTGCGGAACACACTTAAACTTTACATAACTGTGATGTGTATTTATGGTTTTGGCAAATAATCTGTTTTGCGCAGAGGAAACACATTCCTCAAAGAATATGGGATAATTGTATAAGTCTCTGTAATCGAAAAATGACATATGACTAAATTAAATTTAGATATTTGTAGAGTTTCTTTCTTGAAGCGGTTTTATTATTTTTAGTAATTATCCCATGCTGTTTTAAAGAAATCACTTCATCCGTAGTAAGAAATACAAATTTCCATACATTATAATTTGTATAGTCTACCAAACACCACAGATCAACATTTTGTAATTTTTTTTTCCCACCCATCATCGGTGTACTTCCTTCCCTTACCTACTTCATTTGATGGTGCAAATGAAACGCGATCATACATTGATCGAACTTCAATCTTAAGGCCGTCGGGCGAGACATTATCGTAAGAACAATTTTCATTTCCGGCCCGCTTACCTATTCCAAGAGATTCAATAATAAACTCTGCATATCGACCGACTATACGACCATCATTAAAAAATTTACTAAGCAGTTCGACCGACAAACCACCATTTACCGATGCCATAGCCGGTATAGATACATCGTATTCAAAGTTTTTCGGCTTCATCAGTATAACTCCTCGATAATCTCTAAAAATCAAGTCACTCTGAGAGTGTTACACTTTTGTTACAATTGATCTCAATAATTTTTAACAATTCAGTTGCACGGTCTTGACCGATCCAATGGATTAGCTCAGACTTAAATCTATCGTCTGTTTTATTTTCTGTCAAGACCATTTCAAATGCAACAATTTCGTCTATTCTACTTCCAAATGCTCTAGGCATTCCGACCCAGGAAACACCACCGTCCGCAGACACCAAAAGATCATAGGTGCCCCACGGACGGATGTTGTTCTGCCGGAACCGGATATTATTGTCTTTTACCCATTGTTTCAATGTCATTGGATTGTCTTCTGACTTTGTAGTACGTCCGGCGTTTCCGTCATTGTCCGGTGCTCCCAAATCCTCGATCACCACGGATTGTATCCATCAACATTTCAGCCGTGATTTCTTCGACCTGTACTGGGATGACCGGCGTGACAATCATCTGAGCAATGCGGTCACCGGCATCAAATATCACTGGTTGACCAGTGGGATTCTGAAATGCCACGATAATCTCACCTGTATACTGCGTATCAATTACACCAGCTACCACGAATACACCTTTTTTGGTAGCTACTCCACTTCGGTCACGGATGAGTCCACCGCACCAAGCCGGAAACTGCGTAGCAATGCCTGTCCGTATCTTGGTAACCACGCCGGGTTCCAATGTCACTGATTCCAATGTATGTAAATCAAATCCCAAATCATCTTCATGTGCTTTACTCGGAATTGTTGCTCGACTATCTAGCTTACAAAAACCAATTGTGAGTTCGTTCATATATCCTCAGAATGTTAACATGTTGAGTTTCTTTTCAATTGAACCTGAACTGTCAATAACTAATGCTACACACGTGTTCTTTTCGTTCTTCTTGACATTCTTGGTTTTTTTTGTTGTAACCATTCAAGATTGTTTTGTTTTTTTGTTGTGGTAACTATTATGGTTGTGGTG